GACAAGAGTTGCGTATGCACCAACCAAGCCTCCAGTGCCAGATGCAAGAGCAGCAAATTGCTTGCCACCAGCACTTGCAGTTTGTGCAGCACCTCGTATCTGCTTTCTGGCTTGTCTGGTAGACTTTTCTGTATCTTTCATAGCCCCGTCCAGCTGACGCTGGGACACAGCCATCTTCTTGGTTGTGCCTTTATCGTCGACTACGACGTCTACCATAATTTTGCGTTTTTTAGCCACCTACTCTCGCCTTATTTCTTGCCGATTGCTGTGCTTGTTTTTGCTTTCGGGCAAGTTCTTCGGATCTATGCGATACGATAATATTTTCATAAACTTTTGCGAAATAAACTATAACGGGTACATCTTCTATTTTATATGCTTCAAATAGAAAAGTGGCTGAAGACCAGTCCTTTCCTAAATACATACCCGACATGCTATCCCACTTATCCGATAAAAGGTCAAACACAAAAAATGCCACTTGAACTTCGTACGGAAACGCCGAAGCCTCCAGTGGCATTTGGGCAGGATCTGGTTCTTGTCCTAATTGTTCACAGAGTGCTAAATATTTACTTAAATCTACGTTTTGGGTGGATTCTTTTACGTAACGCTCAAGCAGCGTTCTTATATACGCTACTTGTTGCCAGTAAAATTTTCTAGGTCACCAACAGCCTCTGTTACCCATGTATCAAAAGAAGTTGCATTCTTCATAAGAAGTTCTGCATTATCAGTTGTATAGGGTAATTCATCCTCAGGATCAAGCTCTCCTACATCTACCAAAAGAAGCTCTTCTAGGTAACGATACTTAAGACCTTTCCATCCTTTTATGACTGCTTTTGTATATTCAACAATAAACTTATCCTCATCCAAGTCCTCTTCCGGTTGGTGAGTCTTTTTATTCCATTTTGTGCTAATACAGCGTTTTCGAAGTTTTACTAATTCTTCTCTCGCAAGATAGCATAAATCAACAGAAAATCCTGAATAACCAGGAAAATCTACACTTACCGTCTTACTTGGTGTCATAAGACTGGCTAAAGAAACTGGGCTGTCCGTCATTTACAAATCCTTTTAAAGTAATATTTAGATAGTGTATATTCTACTTGACAAGAGGATAAAAGTCAAGAAATATTTTTGATAGGTAAGAGGAAAAAAGGGGCCGAAGCCCCTTTTATATTATGCATCAGGAGCTACACCGCGATATGCGAGTGTTACCTCGTCTGTTAGACCAATTGTGGATGGCAGTGCTTGGAAAGTAGTTTCCAAAGCAATAACATCTTCAATATTGTGAGTAGGAATCTCAAAGTGAGCTGTAGGCATAGTAAACTTCAAGAATGGAGAGGTTCCACCCCCAATCTTAAAGATAGCTTGGAAAGAGTTTACAACTTTAGCCAGAGCTGTTGTGCTCTTCATATCTGAGAAGAAATCTGTCGAGGTACCTACGTTACCACCACTTGTTTCAAATGCTAGATAGCAAGTAAAGTTACCACTTACAGATCGAGCACCTGTTACATGACCGAGAGGAGTATTTACAGATCCAATTGTTTCTGGTGTTAAGAAGGTCATATTGTTAGATATTGTTATATTACCACCAGTAAGAGTAAGATTATAAACACCGCTTCCTGCACCTGGGAAAGTACTAGTATCTGCAGCAGTAATTTCTAGCTGTGTAAGTCGATTTCGGATATAATTATTCGTTGCATTGATCGCTTCATAAATAGTTTTTGTAGGTTTATTTACACTTGTAATTGTAGAAGCAAAACCAGACCAGTTAATTGTAGCAATACCTTCAATATCAAAATCAATGCTTGCTTCATTTACAACTGCACCCGTAAGCTTGTACACCGTAGGTGTTCCAGCATCATCAAGTGAAAAGTAAATATTTGCAGTTCCTAGCTGTGACTTGTTTGATTGATCAAAGTCAATAGCTAAATCTGCATTTGTACCTGTACCATGAGTTGTTGTACCTGTAAACGCATTACTTGAATACGTTGCGGGGCCTGCCATCATTGCCCACAGTACTTCTTCCACTGCATGCTGCTTTGCTTGACCATCAGCAGCTCCTGCTCCGGAACCTGCGGATAAAAACGGACGAGCATAAGTACTGAAAGACCACTCGGCAGGTGCCAAGGAGTCGTTAAACACTCTTCGTCCACGCTTACTTACACCGGCTGAACTTTCTGCTTCTGAAAGTACAACCTCTGTAGAGTTAGCTCCTTGTGAGAAACTGAACCCATCTAGTACGGGAATTTCCCATATAGCTGAGCCAATCTCGACATACATTTTAGTGTCGCGACTAAAATATAATACTTGGGCCATAGTTTTCTCCTATGTATCTTGAAAAGACTTGGACGTGAACGTCTGTTCGTGCCAGTATTTTCTAATAACGAACCTCTATGTCGATTTCTCCGACGGCTAGGGGCTCTAGTACACCTTCATCAGTATTTATACTAATTATTGTGATTTGTTGAGTATTAAAAGTATTATTCTGACTATCAGAATATTCTAAACGTGAATTTTCTTCTATTACTGTTTCTATGTCTTCCATAAGTAAATTTAAAGCTTCAGTAGCGTCTTCTTCATCTTGAACATAGCAACGAATTGTTATTGCTAAAAATCTATCCTTAAATCCACCCCCCTGATACTGTCGTGTTTCTGCTCCTGCATTTAAGTGAACTGCAGGAAACTCTACAACTTCGTCCCAGAACTTCAGCCTAGGCTCTACATTATTCTGTAGATCTGTAAGAAAAGCTCCTGAACCATCAATATCTTTCAACTTCGTAGTAAGAGAGCGTAAAATATTTGCTCTTCTAGAGGTATATGTGCGTTCACTCACTAAACTCTCCTAGTATACAATCTACCTGTTACTATCTCCGCTGCGATTTCTCTTATTGATTGATTAATAAGAGTTCTTGGATCTCTTTCTGGGCTTGCAAATCTACTACCGCTTGATGCTTCAAATACGCCGTAAGGTTGACGCTGATAGGTATATCCTATGCTTGGAAATCCCTGTGCTGTCGTAGATGCATCTGTAACCCTTACTGAAGCAGCAAATGTGCCTGTTTGATTTTCTAATCTTGGAAAGCCCATATTTTTTCTAACTGTCTGTGGTAATTTTGAATTTATCAAAGACATTAAATTTATAGGAGATTGTTTCCTGCTTTCTCTTACTCCTGCTTGTACAGCTGCCGTTTTTGTATTGTCTATAAACGCTTCACCTTTACTAGCTTTCGGTTTCTGTTTGGTTGCTTTTATTTTTCTTGGTTTTCTTTTGGTGCTGCCTCTTTTAATATTTGTTTTCTTTCCCGGTAGCTTTGCAAAGCCATTATCTACATCCTGTATTACTGTATCAACAAAAGACGGAGACCCGGGATCTGTAGCAAATAAATCAGAAAACTGAACTAAAGCTGCTTCTAGATCAGCTTCAAGGTCTCTTGTTATTCCTGGCACATCAAGAGCTTTTCTATTCTCTCCTGCAAACTCTAAGCCTACTTCTGAAACTTCTTTACCACCCTTTTCAGGTCTTGGCTGCCTATCTAATACAATCTGAGCACTTCCTGCAAGCTGCTCTATGTATTTTTTTACCACTGGATTTGCAGATGTTTCATACCCATTTATGATTAAATTTTGTGCTTCTCTTCTTCTTTGTTGCTGAACTGCAGAAGCTCCCATGTGGCCAATATCAAGAAACTCATTTTTATCAATAGGCTGGAGTGTTCTTGTTTTACCTGTTCTTTTACTTGTTACTTGCCTTTCTTTTGCACCTGCTTCTTTTAATTTTGAGTTTAAGTTTTTTAAAAGAGTCCTTTGTGCTGCTTGTTTAACTCGCTTAAAAGCATTAAATACGCTTGTAGGCTTCTTACCTGATTTTATACCAAATACTACAGTTAACTCTCTACTGCCGGCGCCGCCTGTAACGTTATACTCTGATGTTTCAAACTTTCTTCTTTTTGATAAAAATCTATCAGGATGAAGAGCTTTTACGTACTTATCAAACATCTTTGTAGTTTCAGTATTAATTAAACTCTGTATCTCTGTGGGCAACTGATCTACTTTTGATCTTCCAAGAGCTGCTTGTGCAGCTTTTCTAACATCTTCAATCATTTGCTGTTCATTCAGAGTTACAAAGTGAGCACGCTTATCTGAAACAAAATGACGATAAATTTCAGAAGAATCTTTCACTCTTTCTTGTACCTTTAATATTAGCTGTGTTAATTCTGTAGCTGCCATTAAAAATTCTTATATAAGTCTAAAACTCGCTTAATGTGATCTGGAAAAGCCACATTATCTCTCTGTGTAGTAGAACTTTGATTCTGTATTGTTGCCCCACCAAGAGTTCTACGCTCTTTATGTTCATCTCGTAAATAGTATGTAATTAGATCAAATACTGCAAGTCTCAAGTCTTGAGGAGTAGAAGCATATCCTGCCTTATATGTGACTCTTACGGAAGCAACACCTTGCTTCCAATTAAGACGACCACCAGACTCATTTGTTCGCACAATACTATCGGTACGCGTATCAAGATAGTATTCATACGCTCCTGTAGTAAGAGTAGCATAGGGTTCATCATACCCACCTCTTTCTTGCACAGTCACTACTGAAACTACAGGACTTTCTGTAAGCTGTACTGCATAAGTATCCCAGTAGACGTCAAAGTCTTCAATTTTATTTGATGAATAAAAGTCTACTATTGTATTTCCACAATAAGTTTTTACTAATTGACTTATAGAAGGAATGATGCGGGAAATTCTCAAGTCATCTTTTGGACTCGAAATACCTTCCGCCTCTTTATAGTCTGATAATGTAACTAAATCTGCCATAAGTAAATTAATAAAAACTCGGGAGAGCCGAAGCTCCCCCAAGTTTGCTGGTTATTAAGACTGGAAGTTAATTCGAACTGAAGGTTGGTCAGCTGAAGCGCCGGCCACGATTTCTTCAAATCCGAGTGACTGAGTCGCAACGATAACACGTCGCTGATTCATCACTTCGTAATCTTGTTCAACCGTAACACCACGTAGACGTGGAATTACATAGTTACGGGCGTATACTGCTACTGCAGCCATATTACCGTTAGTGTTGTCCGCAGGGAACTCTTCTGATACAACTACTGGAGAACCGAACACGGCTCCAATTGTACCAGTAATTCGTACTGCCAAATCTGATCCAACTTCATCAAGAGTTTGGAAAGCAGAATCTGACAACAGATCGTAGTAGCTCGCTGAGCTAACAATGTAAGTTACATCTGAAGGATTCAAACCATACTTACCCATTGCCTTACGTGCGGTCAATAAGTTAGCAGCAGTCAACAAGTCGCCATCAGAGATGTCCATGTTGTCAGTGCCAGACAGCGTTGCTGCTGCGGCGAAGTCTGCAAGACCTGCAGGTGCGCTTGAGTTACCATTTAGAATAGCATTCTCGACTGCACGACCGTGTGCACGTGCTACGCCTTCAATCAGCATAGGCATCAAGTTAATCAGAACTTGCTCGTCAACATCATTGTCCATAAAGGTGCTTGAGATCAAACGATAAGCGTTCAAGATTACTTGCTTAGGACGGTAGGTGCTGTTTGATGCGCCACGATTTTCCAAGTTACCAGAAGTTGCTGCGCTTGCAGAGAAAGTTGCAGGCTCAACATCTACGGAAATTGGTAGCACAGTTGCTCCACCGTTCACAGGGATTTCACGGAATAGTCGAGCTACACGCAGCTCATTTTGAATTTCCTTCTCAATAAGAGATGAAACTTCTTGGTCGATATCGCCAGCATTAGTTGCATAGTCGATACCGGCTTTTTCTTGAATGTCACGGCCATACTGCGTATCCCAACCCTTACGAGTCATTACACCCAACATATGTGCATTCAGGAAGTCTTGACCCCACTTAGAAATATCGTTCTTTTCAGCACGATCTGCGAATACTCGCTTGGAGTCACGCATCTTAGCGATTTCATCAGACTTCTCTTCGAGTTCTTTCTTATACTTAGCGAGAGTTTCTGCCATATCGGCATCGCGCTTAGTAAACTCTTTTTGAACATCTTCAATAAGCTTTTCAGTACCTGATTCAACACCAGTTACTACAGCTTGCTTGACTTCTTCTTCTTGAACTGCTTTAGCTTCTGCTTCCGCAGCGGCTTTCTCAACAGCTTCTTGTGCTGCAGCTTCTTCCGCAGCTTTAGTCTCGGCTTGTTTCATTGCAATTTTAGCAGCAGTTTCCTCTGCTACCTTCTTAGCAAATGCTTCCAAGTCGACTTCGGGAGTTTTTACCTCTTCCGACATTTTGATCTCCTTTTGAGCTTGCGCTCCGTCCAGTGTGTCACTAGCTACCGATAATTTATCATCTTTAGCCAGAGACTGACTGGCTAGATCTACACGATTGGTGAAAGTTTTCTTGAAGGCTTCGTACTCTTCAGAAGAGTCAAAAGACTTCGCCAGAGAAAAAGTAGCTGCTTGATTGCAGGGAACGGATACTACCGAAACTTCAAACAACTCAGCGTCCTTTATCTTATATCCATCGGTTTCCGATAAGTAATCAGCGTCCTTGACCCGGAAACCAACAGAAAAGGCTCCAAGGACACCGTCTTTAACTAAATCGCACACGTGTTCGGGTGCAGATTTACTAATTTTTGCCTCCAGTTCTAGACCATTGGGAGTTACTTTTAACCCCGTAGCTCTACCTATTGGCTTATTGTAGTCATGATTAAAAAGAATAATTGGATTATTCTCAAAATTCTTTAAGCCACCCTTTGCCCATGCATCAGGAGAGATAGTATCTCCTGCACGATCAAAGTCATTCGTACTTGCCATTCCGCGAATCATCACACTTCCGTCTTCAACTTCATGTGACTTAAACGTGGAAGTAAGATTAAATATCTTATTCATCGTCTTCCTTTACTTCTGATGCGTTAGCAAGGGCTGCTAATGGATCAGGCTTGGCACAGTCGCACTCGCCCGGAGGGCAATCACAGTTCTCTCCACAGACTTCACAAACCTCTTCCTTTACAGGTTCTGGCTCAGGAGCTGCTTCTTCTTGTAGTTGTGCCCATATATCTGGATGATCTTTTTCTATAAATCCTACTAGTCGAGACCAGCTTCCAAATAAATTCATTAGATTACCAGACCGTACGCCCGTAGGTTTAGTAATCATATCAAACTCTTTTTTACTAAGAACCTTACCTTCTTCTAGCATTGCCATTGCTGCTGTTCTTATAGCAACATCTCTACGTCTTATGCTACCCATTATCTTCTCCTTCTTCTGGTCTGCCACCTTCATCCGGATTTGCAGCACTTCCCGCAATATTGGCAGGTACTCTAAGATCGTCGTATCCTTCTACAGGATCAAAGCCTAAGTGATCTCTAGCTTCGTTTGGAGATATAATTCCTCCGTTAACTAAAGCAGTATAATACTGTGACTGATCTCTCATCTCAGGCTGCAATGCAGGCACTTCTGTAACGTCTTCTTTTAGTTCAAATCCAAAGTATCTTTCTAAACCTAAATGAACTTTCTTTACAATTGGAAGTATAGTTTCTAGATAATACATTCTCATATTGGGTCGAATGTTAGCATTATTGCCTGAGTCTAATAAAATTGGTGGAATACCTAGTGCCTTCAATATAATTTTTTCGTTTTCATGTATAGCTGCTTGAAAGTCCAACTCTTTAAAATTAGTATTAGTATAGCTATCTATCTCTAAGCCTCCATCAAGAATTAGGGGCCTTCTACCTCCTGAGTCCGGTCTGTAACGAAGCGACCAAGACTGTATCATTCTTTCTTTAATTTTCTCACTGAGAGTATTAGGACTTTTGAGTACTAAACCTGGCACAGCTCCATTCTTAAAAAAGTTATCTTGAAACTGTCGCATATTCTGCATTAGAATCATTGTTCTAAGTGCGGGCTTTAGTCTTGA